CAATACCTCTGGGTCTGGATCGTGTTGAAATCGAGAAAAGATATCAGTACGTTTACTTGCAGAAACATCTCCTCGTATGACCTCAGACGTTACGCCGTCCCTAGCAAGCTTCTCAGTAAGTAAATCAATAGTGTGTCTAAACGGTACAAATATTAGAACCTTTTGACTACTTTCGGTTATCACTTCCTTGAGAACTTGATATCTGTTCTTGATATCAAACTGCACCGTATCACCATCGTCGGTGTAGATAGCACCTGCGCTAATTTGTAGAAGTTTGTTCAAATTGATTGCAGCATTGGCTGCTGTAACATCTTCTCCTGCCACCTGCATGACCATCTTCTTACGTAACGTGTCATAGTATTGCTGCTGCTGTTTAGTCATTTCGACAAAGCGTTTAGTGTACACCATGTCTGGCAGGTCAAGACATTCTTCTTTTGTAAATCGAATCGCAGGCTGTAATGCTTGAAACACAGTATCTTTGGCGGTTTCTTTTGGCTTCCAAGTAAACTGAGTAACCTTCCACATCACCATGTCACGCCACGAACCAAAGAACCTCGGCACTGCCATTGGGTTGACTAGCTTGGCTAGACCATAAGCATCTACTGGACTTTGTGCGGCAGGCGTACCTGTCATCATCCACAACCAGTCGTTATCACCTATCAATTTGTTTAGTGTTTTCCATCTCTTTGTCTGTGCATTTTTGTAGTGCGTAGCTTCATCAACAATAAATAAATCAAAGCCGCCGTTGGCTATCTCGTCTTTGACAACTTCCACACCATCGTAATTTATAATTACAAACTCTGCACCGCTGTTAATAATTTTTTTACGTTTTTCCTTGCTGCCATGTGCGACATCTACAGTCCTATGCATCGCAAAAGAAAACAGATCATTACGCCATGCTGAATCCATTATTGACAGCGGACATACAACCAACACCCGCTTGATCTTACCTTGTGTCATAAGATAGTCAGCCGCCCAGATAGCAGAGGCGGTCTTGCCTGTGCCTTGTTCGTTGAAGCAAAAAGACTTCTTGTTCATGGTTAGAAAAGATGCCGTAGACTTCTGGTGATCGAAGGGCTTATGTTGCCCAGGCCAGGAATAACGTTTAGTAATAGGTGACGGCACGTTTATATTTAACCCAGATAGGGTATGGGCTTCGTCAAGCCCCCAATTTACAACAACTTCATTCATTGACAACTCCTTGCTCTTTGGGATTACAGTCGTGATCTGTTTAGGATTACGGACTTTCAGCAGTATTGCCTTATCCCTAATTATCTTCATGTTGTTCTCCGTGGTAGTGAAACACTACCGCTTCTTCTTAGGGCTGCTCATAGCACCCCCTGCTGCACGATTTTTCTTGCGGCTTTGTACTTTTACACCGTCTTTATTTTTTCCACCTTTACTTAGTGGTTTCTTGTGGGCAATGTCCTTGCCTTCTCGTTTATCAGCTTTGCCGTTTTTATTTTTATCTATCCCTTTCTTATCCATTGCACGTCTAGCTCTTTGACGTTCCATTCTATCTGCGTGTTCACCACGCTTCTTTTGCTGTTGGTATTCTTTTTTATATGGGCGTTTCTTTTTAGTATAAGGCATCAGTTTCTCCCATTATGAGCGCACTCAAGCACTGGACAGTGACGTTTACACAAACCAGACGGACGTGGATTCCACACATCTGACTCAAACGCCTTCTCCATTCTACCATAAATTCCTAACCATTTCTCCCAAAGATTTGATTCTGAGTCAATTTCATATTCTTCTTTTACTAATCCTTTGGCTATAACAAACAAAAGCCCTGCTTTTACTCTGGTAATTTGAGGATAATGTTTGAATACGATGAGTGCCATCAATTCTAACTGCCCTTTGTCAGCATATTTTAACGACTTACCCGTTTTGTAATCAATAACCCATGCGATGCCTGCCAACACGTCTATGATTACTAGATCAGCTATCCCGCGAAACCACACACGTTTATCAAAAAATCCACATGGTTCTAGGTCAGCGGTTAAGCCTAGCTTTTGTTCGCATATCTTTATGCCGCGCTTTTCGTTAAGCGCATCTAAAGTTTGTTGTATAAAATCAAATTTTTTAGGGAGG